TTTTTATTGGCAGCGACAAGAATCGCCTCTACATACCAAACCCATCAGGAAAGATATTCAGAGACGATGATACGTTCGTTAAGCTAATCATGGGCCCTTTTTCCGCCTTCTTAGCATCAATCACTCTATCAGCTGCAAACTTCATTGCCCCATATTGAATAGCGTCATGTATATGTGAGAAACGATTCTTGTTAGGTTTATCCTGAAAGCGCTCATCCCCGCTAATGCTCAAACGTTTGAAATGATACCCGTTTACAAAGCCCTTGCGAAGTACTGGACAGTTTTCTCTATGCAATTGGAATGCTGGCAATCCATCAATCATATTGTTTAGAAAGTAGCGAACTGACCCAATACGCACACTGGTATCGTTTGTGCTTGCTGCATTAGTTTTAATTCCCAGCTGGTTGAGTTCTCCGATACAGGATAATTCTTCCATGATTGCATCACCTGCTGCGCCAGCTGGATCACCTTCTGATTCGCCAATTTTATTGTAAGGAAAATCAACAGGCAAAGAAGGCAACACAATAGACTGCGCAAATGTCCTAATGCCCATATCCTCTGCAATATATTCTTTGAGCGCACGAAACTGACCCCTAGGCGTAATCTGAAACACAATACAAGCCGGCGTTAAACCAAAGTCCCAGCCCAAATGAATAGGCAATCCCTGTATTGCTTCAACCTTGCTGCTTGAATGAACATCATCGTTGTACTCAGGATAGACTCGCTTACCGCTCTCTACGATTCCGTATCTACCAGCGCAATATACTTTGATAAAGCCCTCAGAACGCTTTTCAGCCAGCTTCACGTAGTAATCAGGAGATAAGTTCTCGTAGTTATCGCATTTGGTATTAGCGATGTAGTTGCCTTCTTCGTCTTTCTTGAATGATCCATCTGCATTGATTATCAATCCAGATGGCTGATGATGGATTTTATAGTTAGCTGTTGGGTTTAACTCAAAGTCTTTGTATATCCAGTGGTCTTCGTCCGGGGGATTGGTGTCGCAAATGATGCCTGACCAATATGGCTCTGAGCAGAATGTTTGACTAGGATAACGATGATTTACACGGCCAATGAGATGATGCAATACAGCCTGAGGTACTTCGGATAATTCATTAATGTAAGCTGCGGTGGCTTCAATGGACTTAAGCTTGCGGATATCTTCATCTCTATCGAGTGCGATGAAGACAAGTTCCAACTCAATAATGCCGTTGCCATCGTTAAACGTGTGTTCATAAGTTAATAGCGGCTTCTGACGCTTCTTGATTGATCCAAGTTCACCGCACCATGTTAGCCACGTTTGTAATGTTGTTGATTGTAACTCACCACTCGTATTACGAATAATAATCCATTTAGCTCTTCTTCTATTGTTAATCCATCTCGGCATTGCAATTGCATGACGCACAATCGTTTCTATGCAAGCTGTGGATTTACCAGAACCGTAAGGCCCCATGATTAGCTTAACGAACGTATCATCGTCTCTGAATATCTTTCCTGATGGGTTTGGTATGTAGAGGCGATTCTTGTCGCTGCCAATAAAAAGCGTGTTATCGCCTTCAACCTTAACGTGCTGAACGTCTTCACGAATAAGTGCGTTTCTTAATTCGCTAAATTCATTCTTGATCTGGGAAAGGTTTCGCATTTAAAGCGCTTATAGGTCGTGTAGATCGTTTATGTCTATGTTGATGTCGTCCATTAGTTTCTGCTTGTCTATTGGCTTTAATGCCGGTCTATGGCTGTATATCTTGTGATTGCTATTACGCCATCTAAACTTTCCATCAACACCAGTAGCATGGCGCTTCAATATTTCTTGCTGTCTCTTAAAGCGCGCCTCTTTGTCGTCTAAAAAGTCATCCATGACTACTCCAACTATTTTCGAATTCCCCTTAATGTACGTGCCAATGTTACTTGACGACGCAACTTAGGGTTTTCAGATTTAGCAGCCTTGGCTAATTTCTTTTCGGGGATTTTCTCTCCAGCTTTTACTTTTAATTCTTTGTGCAATGCGCCTGGATTTTTGCTGACTGCCTTAGCGATCCAATCTTTCTTAACTGGTTTCTTCTTTGATTCAATTTTAACTAATGGCATGACTACCCCTTGCTAACAGGTTGCCCAACAACACGATAAGCTTCTTTTGCATTCAACGTAGGAGATTCACCAACAAACACAACTGCATCTAAATCCTCTTTAGGACTAGCCATCATCTGAGCTGCACTTGGTCTGATTACACGATTGTTTGGATTAGCTTTAGGTACGAATACTTTATGTTTATCTAGCATTGTCATTTCCTTATGTTAACTGGGGAGAAGGGATTCGAACCGATGATAGTCGCAGTCAAAGTGCGATGCCTTACCGCTTGGCTACTCCCCATTGAACTACTTTTTCTGTTCAGCAAGCAAGCGTTTCATTTCATCCATCTGTTCGCCAAGTTCCACAACACCAACATTTTGTCCGAAGTATTTCCAGAATCTACGTTCTAACAACCACTCAGCACCTCTATGACCTTTTTCAGCTACGCCAATTAACGCTACGCAACGATGCATTTCTTTTTGTTCAAGAGCGCGCAAAGACTTAACCATCTCCGCTTGAGGCGTTTCTTTATCAGCTTCTAAATCTAAAGTTCCCTGCTTAACCCAATTATAGAAATGAACTTCTGATAAGCCATTTGCTTCGCATGCAATTTTGTAAGGAGAACCGAGAGAAATGTCTTTAAGGATTTGTTTGATTTTACCAGGAGTCTCAGGCTTAAGAGCGCGCTTTTGTCTATCAGCACTAATCTTCGCCATTCCATTGATTCCATTGTGTTAATTTTGCCCATTATTGCACTAATGTCTATTTCAATGCAAATCATTCGTATCACAATCCCAAGTATTCCCATTAGCAGCATCATATTCAGGATCAAATTCTACTTTAAAAAACCCAAACTGATTATAAACGGGGGCTTTAAACTCAACATCAACAGAATTTTGTTGATTATCGTGTTTGATAGTCTCATTTGGCATGATTAAAACCTTAGTTTGTATACCTTGCGACAAAATACCATAAAACCAACATGATTTACCGCAGATCAATAAGTTAAATTACTTTAACACACACGCTTGACACACTGGAGTGGGCCATGTACTATGACCTCATTGAAGCAAACAACCGGATGAGACGAGATGAAAACAATAACAATCACCTTAACAAAATTACAATCCGAAGTATTAGAGACGTTGAAACAAGATTTCGACAAGACGACAAATGAAGTTTTCACAAGTGCGCTTGGATGTTTGCTCAATTACCATCAAGGAAAATTAATTCACGCTGATTTACAAGAAAAATAGCATGAACATCTACAAATCAACAAAACACGATACACAATATAAATCTAAATTCTCCCCTAAAGACTTCGATAGAGCGCTTATAGCACGCGAAAAGGTTGAATATAGCCGTGAGTTAGACATTCCAGAGATTGCAGCCTTAAAGGCTTACAATTCGATGCAAAAGGCTTTGTGTCCTGATTTTAGTAAGGGATGTGATTGTAGTTATGAAATAGTGAGTAAATGAAATGTTAGGGTTTTTTTTGTTATTGTGTTGTCTTGCATGGGGAAAAGGACTTCTTAATATTATAAATTCAATTTTCGACAATTTAGCTTACTTTTTTAAATCTCCTGCCGAAAAAGAAAAGATTAAAAGAAAAAGGGAATTGGAAAATCGTATTTCTGCCCCTTTACCAATTTCTAATTGTGATTGTTTTTGTGACTGTCACTGCCAATGCTGTTGTAACAATTAAGGACTAAAACTAAATACAAGGAGTAATTTTTAATATTTTAATTAATGGGATGAGAAAATGAAAACTTTTTCTAAATTTTTAACAACAATTTTAATACTGTGTGAAATTTCACTATCTGCATTTGCTAATAAAAACACAGGCGAAATTGCAATGAAACTTTATAATCAAAAACATTATTCTCAATCCTTTAGAATGTTAAAAAAAATCCCGTTAAAAAATTTAAATCCCGACGAATTTTATGCGATGGGGTATATGTATGAGTATGGGCTAGGAATAAAGAAAGATTTAAATTCTGCTCTTCAATTTTACTACGGTTCTTTATATAAAACTTCAATTTTACAATCAAAATCTGTTTCTCTTAATGCGTTAGGAACTGTTTACGCCGAACTACATAATTACACTGCTGCTTTTCAAAATTATGAATCTGCTTCAAAGCTTGGGAATTCTAATGCTCAAAGCAATTTGGCTTTTTTTTATGCTAATGGGTATGGAACAATTCAAAATCAGATTAAAGCTTATGCTTGGGTAAGTGTTGCTATAGCACAAGGATTTCAAAATAATGGATCAGAGAAAGAATCTATACAATTGAAAAATTATATTGGATTTTACTTAAATGAATCCCAAATTGAGTTAGCAAATAATTTAGCTAAAAAGTATTACAACGAATATGTTTTACATCAACTACCACAAAATAATTAAGCATCAACAAGGATCAACCAATGGCAACAGAAAAACGGATTCATGTTTCATTAAACCACAAGGATGTGGAACTTATACAAGAACTAGAGAAAGTGCTCCTGGAATCTAAATCAGGCGTGATAAGGCGTTCAGTCGCTCACTATCACCAGGAAGTATTTAATAAACCGTGGAACTCCACAGTTAAGGATGAAGAATGCTAGAACCTAATGAAACTCTTGAAATATTAGATAGAGACTGTGGTCTTTTCGTAGTTATATTGAGACATCATTATCCAGATTATAATTGCAGTTTTAGATTGGATAAAAAAACTTGGGAAAATGATGCTGTTTACCGAGATAGATATATCCATTTAATGAGAACTCAGATCAATAATAAAATTAAGGAAGACACACAATGCTAACCATTCTATTCATCATAGCTTTAATCTGCGCATTAACATCAGGCATATTCTTTTTCCAAGGCACATCAACAGACATAACCCGTAATGACAAGATAGCAGCGGGACTATTGGGTATATCGGCGATGTTGTTGTTGATTCTTGCGTATATAGCGGGGGCGAAGTGAGCAAAATATATTGTTGTGATTTTTGCGGTGAAAAAATAGAAAAGAAAATTGAAAGAGTTGAATTGAAATATTATGAATCTTGTACGACTCCTAATGCCTATCAAGAAACAATCAATGATTTCTGTGATAAAAATTGTGTTTATAAATTTTTAAGGACATTCCATTAATGTCACTTCTAATAATCTGTCTAACCATAATTGCAATCGCATTTATATTGAAACCCAAATCAGGGTGTGATCCACAAGTTTATGCAGAATTTATGAATGGTACGCGTGGATTAGGATCAGGTTATGATTTACAAGGGAAACCAATAAGGAATAAATAATGCCAATAGAAAATATAGGTTATGAATATAAAGCAGGCGATCACATCCGTCATTTAGATTCAATTGTGATTAGCAAACTCAACGAACTAATCGACTCTCATAATCAGTTTGCAGAAAATACTATCCATCAAGTCAATTGTTTGCTTAAAAGTATTGAAAAACTCGAATCACTCGCAAAATCGGATAGTGAAGAAATCCTTTGCTGCCCGTGGTGTGGTTCCAATGGTGCGTGGGTAAGTAACTCACCTCATGAATGGTATGTTTCATGCAGTGCGCACGTATCAGATTGCGATATACATCCGCGCACTGATACGTTTGAAACAAAACAAGAAGCCATTCGAGCTTGGAACGACAGAAAATGACCGACAAAATAATAACAACGCTTGAGACGACGATAATGTGGATATGTCCGAGCGATCAGTTACCTGAAGATTTCGAAGAAGTTCTTTTATACACAAAAGATAAATATTTAGGGAAAGGATTATTTTTAGATTATACAGCTATTGATGAAACATCTAAATTTTCATGTACTGAAACATATTATACACCAGATGAAGTTTTATGGTGGGCTTCTTTACCAAAATTTGATTAAAGGATTAACATGACAGTCTACACAATAGAAGCGGCAAAGAAGTATTTCAAAGCTCGATACAAGGACACGCCCCCCTGTGATATTGAATCTCTGATTGAGACGCATAAGCGCAAGGCTGAGTGGCTTGTTGAGCTTTTAGAGGATCGTAAGACTTCTCGCAGACGCAAGCCTTCTATCTTGTCTTCTCTGGCGGTGGAAGAATGATATCTGGAGTTGTTGGCTGATAAGAATTATTTGATTCCTGATTTTGTCGTGGTTTTTGCATTACCAGAGGCGAACCCCCAAAATAGAAACTTACCACGCTAGAAAATACAGCACCAAATGTACCAATCAACATGTAAAACAAATCTTTTTCAGTGCTGTTGATGTTGGCAAATGCAATTACTAAGCACAAGCTGACAAACGAAATAGTGATAAACACAGCCAAGAAGTCCATCACCCAATCACGCCCCACGGCTTTGGCCATCTCGACTTGTCTATTTCTTGCGCTCTCTCTGTCCGTAGCAATAATTTTTGCTAAATCGTTTTGGTGTTCGATTTCAAATTGTTTGAGCTTTAAAGCGGCTTGAGGGTCGGCGGCTATTACTTGGGCTAATGCGTCTGGATCGTTGCTTGTAAGCCCAAATAAAGAACTTAAACCCGATACTATCAATCCACTGCCGGGGAGAAATGAATTTAAAACGCTTCCAAGTAGAGGTGCTGTCGAACTTACAATCTTAGCTAGCTTATCCATGAAACCCTCCTATAACGCAAATTTGGAGCTTATAACCCATATTCAGGTGGATATACGCCATGCAGGATCATAGATGCAATTCGAGCATTGCGTTTTGGGGTTTGCTGCGCCCATTTTGATGTCAGAATTTGTTTAGATGCGCCGAAGTAGTCCTTTCTAGCCATGCAATCGATTGTAGCTTTGAATTTACTGAATCTGTCAGGGCCGAGTTGAAACCGCATATTGATCATTGCGAGCTTTCTCACCAAATCTAAGCTGTCATACCATGGGTAATTTCTAAGCAACCAGACTTCACATGCTTGCCAGTCTTCCTGGAATATGAGTTCTACAACAGCATCAGAAAATCCAATAACACGGAGATGGCCGATTCCTTCTGTTTCTAATCCGAGAGAATCTTTGTAGATGTGGTTACGCTTCTCCTCGTCTACTATCATCAGCTTTCGAAGTTGGGCTTGTTGGGCAGCTGTTAGCATCGGAATCCCTCCTTGATAAAACCGGATCACTCGATAATCCACACTCACTACAAGCATAGTACATGGTACATTTTCCTTCCACTTTAACTGGTGCTTTGCAACATCTGCTTACGAACATAATTCCCCCATTCCCAAATATTCTTCAACGTATCGTATCGCCTCGTCCGCACCGTATGCCACCACAGCATGAAAACCCTGTTTACGCATATCCTCCAAAAATATCTTCTGGAGATTTGATACCAGGGATTTTTTCTTATCGGCACGTTTTAGTTCAATAAACATGCCAGGATAGGTTTTAACAGGTATGGCCAAAAAGTAATCAGCTGTTCCAGGTCGCATGCCCATGCGCTTTAGTCTGTGGCCATAACTTGCTGTTCGTTTACCTTCATTTGCAAAGTGGAGCAAGTACCCTTTCGTCTTGTGGTTCATAAAGCACCAGGTGGCAAATTTGTAGGCTTCTTGGGTTTCAGTTGGGAGTTCCTGATGTGTATATTTATTGTCCATTTTAACGTCCTTATTCTGTCAATTTTGCATATCAAAAAAATCATCAAATTTTCCCAGATGTACACCGCCAAACCCGCATGGTTGAGCCAAAAAACGATTTTACGATTCCACCAAATCCATTTTTCGTCTCAGAAATCCATTTTGGATTCCACACACGATTCCGTACAGATTCCACCACCAAATCCAAAAAATTTCTTCAAACCCGCATGGTTGAGCCAAAGTGTAAATGTACAGATTCCATGATTTAGATGTACAGATTCCGAAATTCCACTCTAGAATTCCACCCCTCTCTCTCTATAGAGAGAGGATGGATTCCAAGAATCAAAATTATGATTTCCAATACCAGTCATCTTTAGCGTCAACACCTATAATTCCGTCTTTGATAAATGAATTTATAACACGCATCCAATCGCGAGATCGGTTAGGAGTTTTAGCAGGAATTAATTCCTTAAAGAGGGTTCTAAATTTTTGAGCATCTACAAGTTTTGTGTTCTTTGGACAGCCTTTTCTGTTTATGGTTGTAGATAATGAAATTTGTTTTTCAAATTCTTCCATCACGATAAGTTTAAGATCAGGTAATTCTTCCATAATTATCACTGTTTCTTTTTTATCTACTTTTTGATTAATTGCACAAGAAGTAATCGTTTTAACTTTACCACGAACTTTTCTTTCACCTACTTCAAGAATTATCTGTTCAAAGTTATAAGAATCCCCGGTTATGCCATCTTTTGATTTATAAACCTCCCAAGATCTCTGTCCATTCTTAAACGTTACTTCTATTACCCCGTCACCAGCACCTAACAAATTATTGCTTCCCATCATTCCTTTCGATGGATCTTTCCCGCAATGATGAACCAAAAGAACTGCACTTTTAGTTAATGCTTGTAAACGCCTACAAGATTCAATAATTTTATTCATATCTTTTGATTCATTTATATTTTCACCTAATAATGATCTGGCTAGTGTGTCAATAACAATTAAACCGTTCTCACCCGAATTGTATAAAATTGCATCTGCTAAGTCGTTAAGATCCTTGTCATTTTCAGTAACTAATTTGAATGGTTCGATATATAATACAAAGTTATTTGGAATTGATTTTTGATTATATTTTTCCCATCCCTTTATTCGATATTTAAAAGATCCCTCACCTTCTAAACAAACGTATGAAACAGGAGAGGGTTTAATATCTTTTCCAAACCATTCTTCTTTACCGGAAGCAATCGCCATACATAAATCAATAGTCAAAAAGGATTTACCAGCTCCAGGAGCTCCAAAAATCACAAGAAAACCATTTTCAGGAAATATTCCATCCACAAGCCAATCAATATCGGGTATTTCATCAATTTGCGATGATCTAAGTCCTTTAAATCTAAATTTTTTAGATTCTTCTATCTGAAATATTAATTGTTTTGATTTAAAATCATTTATCCCATTAATAAATTGAAGAGCCGACCAATCAGATACTTGAGGCTGAAAATTAGCCCATTCTTCATATAATTCACTACCTGGAAATTTATGTTCACAACTGTTATTCCAACCATAAAAACTATTTGCATCCCCTTTGAGATATTTAAAACAACATCCTATTTCGCGCCATTTCTCGATTGTTTCTGGATATGGAATTAAATTTAAAGCGTCAACACAGTTTTCTTCGTTTAATTTATTTTCTAATTCAAGAATGATGCTATAATCGTCCATGTGAAATCCTTTGTATCACAGTTATAGAGATGCGTCAGACCCCATGCCTGACGCATTTTTTTATAAGTTAGTTTTAGATTCTTGTTTCTGCTTTAAAAGCATTTGCAATAAATCCTTTTCATCTTGTTTAAGCTCAACTTGTTTTGCTTTTTCAATTAATGCAGATAGTATTTTCGCTGTGCAAATTTCAGAAAGTTTTTCATCTTCTAATTGCCAATTTCTATTTGAGTCCGGAACAAAACACATAGAGTTAGTAATACCACTCTCATCAGAATACCTAGATTCTACAATCCAGCCATTAGGTACTTTTAATCTTCTTGTTAAATCCTCAAAATAAGAGTGGTCTGTCATAACATCCCATCGTTTATAAGATACAGTTTCCCATTGCGGTTTATGCGCCATAAATTCCTCATTAATAATTTAAATATCGTTTAAGTTCACGAAGGCGTAATGCATAATCAGGAAGTCCATAAATCTGATAATGCAGATACGCAAATCGCACGTGTTTATCCAAACGCTCCCAGACTCCATCTCGAAGTTTTTGTATATAGCTTTCCCAGTCGATCATAGTAAACATCCTGTGTGTATCGAACAGACATTTAAGATACTCTTAAGTATTTAAATTGTAAACGATTTGATGAAGCTATTAATACATGATACCATTCGATCAAACGGTAAAATAAACGAGGTGTATTATGGAATCAAAAAAGGCTCAAATCATAATTCGAGTTCCAGAGGAAATGTGGAGACTGTTAAAAGTAGCTTCTTGCTACGGTAAAATATCAATGAACCAATTAGCTCTGGAAGCGTTAGAGGCACGAAGAAAACATATTGAGAAAAAATACCTAATTGGTATTGACACAAAGTGATAGTTTGATATCATGATATCACTTCAAACAACAACAAGGATTAAAAAATGTCGTCATATTACAGGACATACCTGGCGCCTTTTTTGAGAGGGATTTGTAAGGATCATTTAGATAGATGCGGTAAGTCAGCACCATCTATCGATGATCTTGATGAAGATGTATTGAACAAGTACCTATTCATGATTAGCCATTTGCATGATGAAGGATTTCTGGATATTGAAACAGGTCATATCTATGAGAACTTTCATATTTGGCTACGGTCTGGAGCTAAAGAGGACGCTCAGATAATCGTGGACAGCATGAGAGACGCATTTCTGGATAAGTTCAAACCAGACATGAATAAGTTTTTGGGTGAGGAATGGGATTGCGAAATGGAAGAGGTGGAAAGTGAAAGACTATATGGACTCGGCTACACGACTACAGTGGATAAAGAAACAGGCGAAAGGATCTGGCAAAAGCCGAAAAATGTCCAACTTCCAGACTGATCTAATATTAATGGTTCTAATGGGAATTTGTACGCTAAGTTTCACAGTCTGGACGTACTTTCAAATAACAAACTAAGGATAGACGGAGGGGATGAGTCCTCCGCCAATCTGGACATACACTAAACTTGGGAAGTCACAATGTATAACGCAACTGTATCATATTTAAATTCATATGAGTATTTCGATATTGAGTCATTCGACAAATTAGATCAAACCGATATCTGTGAGATGTGCGATGGGTATCATGGCGATAACTCAATGTGCCAAATGGGGGATGAATAAATGCTAACTCCAGAACAACTAGCACAACGAAAGAACGGTATAGGCGCATCGGAAGTATCAACCCTATTCAACCTGAATGACTATATGACTCCATATAAGCTCTGGGCGATTAAAACAGGAATGATTGAGCCTGCTGACCTGAGTGATAATGACGCTGTCTGGTGGGGCAATAATCTCGAGGAAGTAATAGCAAGACGATATAGCCATGAGACAGGTAACACGCTAGAGAATCTAAACATAACTAAAGTATGCCCTGAATCTCCTTATTTGTTTGCTACGCCTGATAGGTTTGTTGCCGGTAAGAATAAGCTACTGGAGATCAAGACGGCTTCCTATAATCCGGACAAGTGGGGTCAGCCGGGATCATCAGAGGTTCCGATGGCCTACCAGCTTCAATGTGCCGCACAAATGGCTTGCTGTCCTGGGTATGATTCAGTAGACCTAGCGGTCTTTATTTGGCAGACGCGTGGAATTCAGATTTACACAATCCAGCGCAATGAAGAAATGATTAGCTCTATCGTGAATACAGTTAATCGCTTTTGGAATAATCACGTATTGGCTAACGTACCACCTGAATTATTTAACGCCGATGATGTAAAACTTTGCTATCCGACAGATAATAGTCAGTTCCTAGAAGCTAGTCCGATTGAGGTTGATAGCTATACAAAGCTAAATGACATTAGAAAGCAGATGAAGTCTCTGGCGGTAGATGAGCTCAAATACAAGAACGACTTAATTGTATTAATAGGTGCGCATTCAGGCATAACGCATAATGGCGATATCCTGTGCACCTACAAAGCTGATAAACGCGGATCGAGAAGGTTTAATTTTAATGGGGAGTAGTTGTGGCTAAATGGATTGAAATCAGAAAAAGTTTAATAAATATGGATAAGATTTTTTTAATCGATCTTGTCGAAGAGCATGGCAAATGGATTTTTACTTTTTATTTAGAAAATGCTGAATTAGCTGATATTAAACACGAATTTTATAACGAAGAAGAAGCCATGAAGCTATATGATTTCTTTGCTGAAAAATTACTGGGCAAAAACAATGGATGACAGGTTAAGTTTCGTTCACTTTGGTATTCCGAAAGACGATTATATATTCTCACTATTGGAATTGTTGAAAGCTAAAGAAAAAGTGATTCAACACTACATAGATGAGATTGAAGAATTGAAAAAACTACTGGGGAAAAAGGATGAATGATTTAGCAACTATAGA